CTGGACCATAGGCGCTTCGTCTTCAGGGCGCCTACCCTGGTAGATTCTTCAAAGTTTATCAGTACGGTACCATCGCTGAGAGGGTCCGTAACACGCCGCTCTGGCTCTGTGGGCAAGCGCCCATAACCAGATACGTCGGGTCTGACTCGATACCTTGCTTCATGCACCGACTCGCGTCGGATGCTAGCAGCATACGTATCACAGAAATTCCGAGAAACGGTGTAACTGTGACGAACTCCGTTGACCAGCGGGCGTTCCCAAACATCGCTTGCATAAGCGAGCTTGACAAAACGTCCGCGTCTGTCACGGAGAACCACTCTCCGATCTGCCAATTGGCTAGACCAAGAACATCCGTCCTTCCGTAAGGAAATAGGATGTTTTGATTCGGCTGATTGAACGCATCTGAGAGGCGCAACAACACGGTTTGGTATGCCAGTGTTGTTAAGGTAGAGACGCATCGCGCCGTTGATAGACGTGACTTTGTCATGATCAACTGCCGCTCGCACCAAAGTACCTCTGATTCCAAAGCTACAAAGGCGTCTATTCCATCGCACGCCTGTCGTAAAGACGACAGACGCAAAATGGAGAGATCCAATGCAGTCACGGCTCCGAGGTATGAAGATATCGGTGTTTGCAACGATGTATTCGTAGAGTTGTTTGGCGACATGCCACATTCCTTTCTTATAGAATTGGTTGTGGAGTGACACATACGCTGCCACCTCCCGAATAGTTAATCTACTGCCATGGAGTGCCAAACGGCGAACGTAAACGGGCGTAACATTGTGCCCATTCCAATAGTCGCCGCCACAAGATTCCCTAAAGAGTCCTGTTGTGAATGACTTCTCATGATTTACTTTCAGCTCGAAAGCCTCCAGCTCGTCAATTACATGACTACTGTCTGAGGTGGGGACAATGATGTCATCCCCATAGATCGCAAGCTTAGCAGTAAGCTCGCGTATCGACCTCCTCGATGGTAAGATTCCCCGTGACCTATGCATGCCTGACAATACTAACGTCAGGAACACCATGCTTTCGATCGGGAAGCAGAGACCGCTCCCCATGGACGCATACTTTTTCAATGTTAGGTATGTGCCATTCGGTAAAACAGCAATCGGTGTCCTTGCATCCTGTATCATCATCAGGAATGTAGGGCAAACCCTTCCGAAAATCTCCTTGACCAGATCATTACTGACCCGGTCGGAAGCATCGGAAAGGTCGATGGTGCTCAAAGCACCATCAACCGAAGCTGTCAAGGCTAAACCATTGTTAACCGTTTGATCGGTAAAACGGACGTTGTATCCGCCGCTCTCCAGATACTTAACCAGCGGGTGTAAAACCGCTTGTTGGCGAAGCATCATATAGGAGGGCTCAATGGAAATAGTTCTTGGAGTCTTAAGAGTCTTTGGAACCTGCGTAACACGCACAGGTCGTTCACTCAGTGGTGGAAGTATAGCTACTTGCCGAAAGGCTTCGTAGTCATCTTCCCGATGACTGGCATAGGCGGACAATGGGAAGCTTTGCTCCCCCCGCTCTGGCCATTCCACGAGAGTTTGCCGCTCGTTAAAGCGACGTCGCTCTGCTGTGGCACCCGAACCGAACTTTCCAGGGTTACAGAACATTTCTGTTCTTCCTGTGAAAGATTCAAGATCTGACCAAAGGAATCCGGAAACTGCTCGTACAACAGAGCAGCGATGGTTCCAATGAGTGTTACCAATAAGGTTTTTGTCCGTTTCGATGTATTTTGCAAATGCTTTATCCTTTCGGGATTTAGTGCATTCGATCAAGACTTTCTTCAAGAGTCTACTGATCTGACGTATGTAGGATATTGAGTCCACACACGGTGCGCATCTAAGACGGCCATCGGCCTCGAACACACGTATGAATAACCCAGATAACAACCCTGGGAAACTTCGTCCACGGGACGCCGGCTTGAAGGCCGGAAAATCCTCTGGACTGATACGCCCTACTCTAAGTCCTTTCTCAAGGACATCAGAAAGAGTAGGAAGGGTAATCGTCAAGAACGACATACCCTCGTGTTCAAAACGACGTCGAATCACTTCGATGTCTCTGTCGACAGTAAGACTGAGGTCGATACTTGCTTGACGCAAGACGATCTCGTGTACCCAAGTCGGATTCTTCACGTTTAGTCCTCCATTCATGTGAGGTAATTAAACAACCGTATGCACGCCTCAGGTGAGCAACGGGAGGAAGACGATTAAATCTCACCCCCGAGTAGCTGGTCACGTTTTGCATTCGTGAACCATGCTGTGAGACCCGCCAAACAATAACCGAGTTCCGTGTCAGTAAAGCCCATAGCGGGCTCGTTGACGACGATCTTCACGCTTGCGCCCACCGTGGAGGTGAGGCCAGTGTTAGGATCGGCATAGGGCTTTTCGAACGTAAGGACCGCTTCGCGGTTCTTACGACGCTTCGAAGAACCCTGTTTGATTTCGAGTTTGTACTCGTTCTCAACGGTTCGGAAAACGCCGATACTGGTGGAAGACGAAGGCATACGTGCCATCGTTTTTGCCACGGCGTTAATTGTGACGGTTTGTGGGTCTGCGTACATAAAGATACTCCAATAAAGGAAAGGTAACGTCATCACGACGTTATTGAGATGGGATAGGCACCGTCCGAATGGACATGAAGTGCCTACAGTGGTGTTAAAGCAACCTACCGGCACCAAGTCCGGCAAGGATCGCTTTCTGGGAATCTGAGAGATCGCTCTCTTTCAATCCCCACCCAAAGGGTGACGCGGCAACACGCAACTTGCGTGTGTACTCGGTCACGTAACTCGCCCGAATAGAACTAGTTTTGTTCGGGGAGGTATAGAGACCGCCTACTGCCTCGGTTGTGCTTTTCCATGAAGTTTCCTTCATTATGTATGCATAGTCGCAGATTAATCTATCTGCGACACCGGGCGATACGGCCTTCATGAACTCACCAAAGTCCGTGAAGTAGTCGGCGACAAATGACCAGGGAGTAAGCTCGTACACGGCACTAGGAGTTACATTGTTGCCCAATAGACGCATTCGCATCTTATGGGTCCACTCTGCATTCTTAGGACCGGGTGGGAGCACATACCTGAATTTTCCAACAGCCCAAGTCTTTGAAGTTTTTTCAACAAGCACATCTCTGTAGCTCTCGCCCCCGAAACATTGCGTTACGAGGCCGAAAGTAGAGAGACCTGCTGAATAACCATTAGACCAACGCTGCGTCCATGATTGGACAGGAGATGATTGATTTTCAGAATCAGTCACCTTCTTTGGATCGAGTTTTCGCCGAACAGGTCGTCCAGCATCTCTTATTAATTGCTGAAGGCGTTCATCGAGCTTTGAATATGCATCGATGAAATCCTCGATAGCTCCCTTCATCGGGAGCCAACCGAGTGCTATGGAAAGATTTGTTTTATTTCCACGGCGCGCCAAGCGGCGAAGCTCATTGGCGTCTGGTATCCGGTTAATGCTCTTCCAATAGGTCTTTACATTCCTACGAGAAGGCAACCGAGCCAGGCCTTTAACAGGCTTCTTTCCGCTGAGGTGATCGGCCATACGCTTGATTAGGCCCTTCAGGCCTTTCTCAAATACGTCTCCGAACGCCTCTCGCAATTCACCCATTTGCTGAAAACCAGTGAATGACGGCTGATCAGGCCGCATTCTATTCCACAACTCTGAACCACGCGATGAAAGCGCGGCTAAGAGAGGGATCGTATCAGCCCACCCAACAGGTGGTACCAAAAACGATCCAGACGGATGTGATGCGAGGTAGAATATGCCCTTGTAGGCAACTCCTTCCCCTTGCCGATACACAGTTGTGTTCGGACTAGCATTACAGGTTGCAGTATAACGGAACATGGCCCAGGGACCCCCACTTGTGTAGGTCCCTTTGCGACGCTTATGGCTCATATTCATCGGCATAGATCCATTTTGGACTAACGGAGTATACCAGTACGTATTTTGGATTGCTCCAAACGTAGCTGATGTGGTCCGCCAATCATAGGTCTTGCCGGCTTCAAATTGCCTATTTGCGTTGCGGGGTATCATGGAAGAGATGCTCCTTTGAGATATGGTGTACACTTAGCCTCCCCTGCAAAAGGGATTATGGGCTAAAAGTCTAAATTATCTATGCTGTCGCACAGAATTGGGGCCCCAGGTGTTG